CAGGTTGCTGGCTACCCTGTGTAAGCATCAAGCCGTTTGATGTAAGGATAGGGCGTAAGGTGTCCAAGATGGAATCTAAGGTTACGTACTTGGATTTGAAGGCTGGGTTTTTACCCTCCTTGCTGATGCCTTGCATTTGGCTTTGTGCCTTGATGAGTGCAGGGGCTATTGCCCCTATAGTTTCGCTGCTTGTCAAATCTCTTCTCCCATCCGTCTATTTATGTAATCGATGTGCTTGATTACTTCAACCCTGTTGTCTAGATCAATACCGCCATCATCCACAAAGTGTTTTGCTAGCTGACTGTCACGGTTGCTCATGATGTAGTTTGCGGTCTCTTCGTGCTTCATGGCAAAAACTGAACCACACTTGTAACCGTGTCCACCATCAGAGTAATACTCAACCTCATCGAGTAGGTCTTTAGGTATGTACACCTCTAACCAATCATCTGCATATACTGTCATCTTTATCTCCGTGCCCCCCTTTCGGGGGGCTTGTTCTTTTTCGATTATCGAATCATCACGCTTACTTTTTCGATACCGTGGCTCTTTGCCCAATCTTCTACATACTTCTTTATTGTTGTACGTCCGGCTCCGGTTGCTACTTCTACACCGTCAACCATCAATGTAAGACCGTCTTTAGCTATTGGTTGATTTGGCTTTCCACCCCATGTGCCATATTCAATAAACTTTGTATTGGTCCGTATCAATGTGATGGTTGGCAATGTTCCAATGGCTTGGGTTGAAGGCGTTGGGAGTATCTGACCATTCTTCACGGTAACTGCGATGCGGGTAAGTATGCTGTTCATGTATTGAATATACATGAAAAGTATATATCGTGCAAGGGTTGACAGGTAATTATATATATATGGTATATAGATTGCATGATTAGAGGACTAAGCCAGCAGGAGTTGGCAAGACGCATCGGTGCAACCCAGCCGCAGGTATCCGACTGGATGGCTGGTAAAAAGACACCGCAGGCAAGCAACCTCACCAAACTCGCTGAAGCCATGGACATGGCGGAAGAAGACTTGGCAAGGCTGTTGACTATTCGCCGTAAGAGTCGGATCAAGCCGACCATTGAAACAGAGACGTTTGACAACTAAGGTTAGGGAGACAAAGACGATGCAAAGATGCAACGACTGTGCGCATGATGTTATGGATAATGATTCGATTTGTATGGCTTGCCGGATGGCAGAGTGGCAAGACCAGCAGGAGCAAACCCGGCAGGCTCGTGAGAAGGCTTATGCCTTGGAATCCCACAGGACAGCCTACCTGAGCCGTAACCGTGCGGTAAGAGATTCTATTCGGGCAGGTGTTATTTGTGCGGTAAGTGTCCTGCTTTTGCTTGGCATGATTGCTGCAGCTAAGGACGCTTTACGGTACGAGTGGGAAACCAAGCCAGCACTACTACGAGCGCAGGGGGTTCGTTGATACCCAGACCAAGTACTATTCGACAGACGCTCCGGGCTTTACACAAGGCACCGGAGCGTTTGTTGTCTCACGATGAGATGGTATTACTCCACTACGGCTGGTCTAACGGCATCTATAAAGATGATTGCTTTGATGCTATGATCCGCCATAACTTTGCGTTCATCCGTGAAGTCTGTAAGGTCATCAAGCATAAAGAACACTTCACCGATGCTTGCCAGTACTGCGTTGAGGGCTTGATTCGTGCCATTGAAAAGTGGGAGCCTGAGCGGGGTCTTAGGTTTAGCACTTACGCTCACCCTTGGCTTTATCAGAAACTAAGACGGTATCAATCTAACCAATACCGAACCATCCGGATAGCGGAACACGCCTTGGTGAAGTGGCACAAACTCAAACGGTTTTACGTCATCTTGGAAATGGAACTGCGTAGACCACCGACCGATGACGAGTTATCAGAACGATCTGGTATGACCATTGAGACCATCGAGATATGCCGCACGGCATCAGGCATCGAACCGGTATCCATTGAGACCCCGGTACAGGGTTCTCAACTCGTGCTTGGTGATACTGCGATATTTGGATCTACAGCCTCTGCCGAGGATGAGTATTTTTCTGAAGCTGAAGACGGTACCCTGATGACAGCGTTAGGCGTACTGGATGATGAGACCCGGCAGATGATAGCCCTACACCTTGGGCTTGATGGCCGTGTACCGCAAACAGTCCACATGGTAGCCAGCCGGTACCGTATACCGCCATCAGTGGTCAAAGAACGCATCCACAAAGCACTTGCTGACCTACGAGCCATCTATGAAACATCTTGAAGACCGCGAACAGATTGCCTTGATTACTTGGGTACGCCTGATGGCTACCAAACATCCAGAACTGTCTACCATCTACCATTGCCCTAACGGTGGGCATCGAGACATCAGAACAGCTGCTAAGTTCAAAGCCATGGGTGTTAGGGCTGGCGTCTGGGACATCTTCCTTCCTGTTCCTACACCGGGCTTGTACATCGAGATGAAGGCCGGTAAGGGCAGGTTAACACCGGGGCAGGTATCTTTTAGGGATGCGCTCCAGCCGCACGGCTACACCTTTGTGGTTGCCTACTCTTGGCACGATGCAGCCAAGGCAATAGCGGATCATGTCGGGTTTGCTTTTGATGTATAATGTGGATGTTCCTTTCTCTATGGAATAGGCTTTGCCAGCCCCCGGAGTAGCTACCGGGGGTTTCATAGAATCGGAAACATCATAGAGAAAGTTGATACATCATGGCTATACCAGCCACGGATGCCGTTCAGGCTATCGCCTTTTTACGGCATCTATTCAAGCCCTATCAAGACGGGTTCATCGAAATCCGTCCGCTATCCAAGCACAAGCCCCACGCTAACCGAACCACTTACCGTTTGCCACATTGCCTAAAGGGCGAGGAAGGGCAAGCACTTAGCCAGCACATCATCAGCCTTGCAATGCGTGGTTATGATGTGTACTGCGGGGTATGCCCAAGGGCTGCACCTGAAGGTCCGGGGCGTAAGCTAGGCAAGGAATCCATTGAGCAGGTCGGGACAGTCTGGATAGATCTAGATTCCAAGGTGCCGGGTGCCAGTAGTCAACTATTACTTGACACCTGCGACTTGGTCGTATCCAGCGGTAACGGTTGGCACGGCTACAAGATGCTGTCCAGCCCTAAACTTTGCACGTCTACCAAGGACCGAACCACGCTAGAGAACCGCATCCGTGACTTTGCAGACAAGATACTACCCGGCACCGATAACGTGGCTAATGTTGACCGCATCTTGAGGGTAGCGGGAACCATCAACTGGAAGGATGTTGACAACCCTAAGCCCGTGCTGATGCTGAAGGGTGGCAGCATGAAGCCAACCTACAAGCAATCCTTGTTGGTTGAGACGCTGGGCGATGATAGGCTTGATGCCCTACTGGCATCCGCCAAGGCTGGCGAGCTGGGACACGCAAGCCCGATGATACGGCACGCTTCCGGACGCTACACCGGATGCCTTGATACCTTTTTCCTAGAGGTTGAACAGGCTTGCATAAAAAGCAAAAGTGATACACGATGGTCATTCTTGCTAGACATTGTCCGAGCAGACCTGCCGGAGATAATGAGGTACTACTTTGGGTGATGAATGGTTCGATGAGTTAGACGCTACTCCGAAGCGTAAACCACGGGCAGAGCGTGGCGAGTACACCGGCAGTGATTCCGATGATGGAACGCTAAAGAAGTTACTACAACGGCACCCTGAAGGGGGCGGGCCTTACGGTGGGCGGGATAACGCTCTAACGGCTTGCGTTGGTTACTACAGGAGCACACGGCTACATATCAACTTTGCACTTTCTGGCATCTTGGATTGGAACCGTACCTATTGTGATCCGCCCATGGAAGAACACGAGGTAACTGAAAAGGTTGCTAGGGCGTGGGCAGACTGGAAAGATTCCGACCTGCCACCGCTAACCCCTGCCATGCTGCGGGAAGAGTTGGCGGTCAAGGTTGCACCCGAACCAGAGCTAGAGATTTGGAACTGGTGGCGATTTAAGGAAGAGGGGCAAAACTGCCCAGAGCAAGAATGGATAGCTGAGAATATGGTTATCCACAAAGGGCTACACTTTATTGCTGCCGCATCCGGATCAGGTAAATCGTGGCTTGGTATTGACCTTGCGATTGCTTGCGCTTCAGGTAGACCATGGTGCAACTTCATTGAGACAACCCCGGCTAAGGTGCTGTACATCAATGAGGAAATCAACCTAAAGCAGTTCTGGGGGCGGTTCTGCATGATGCACAATACCGACCTGCCAAACCTTCATATCATACAGAAAAAGAACACCAAGGTAGACAAGCGGTACCACGTTGACGCGCTCGTGAAGTACATCAAAGATAATGACATCCAGCTAGTGGTTGTTGATACTTTTGTTCGTGTGCATGGCATGGATGAAAACGACAATGGCGCGGTAGCCAAACTCTATGACCGGTTTCAAGAACTGATTGATGCAGGGGCTGCGGTTGTGATTCTTCACCATAATAAAAAATTAGCACCGGGAACGGCTATCACTCAGGACACCATGCGTGGAGCCTCTGATTTGGCCGCACAGGCCGACATGGTGCTATCTATCAACCACGACATCGAAGCCAAGACCTATGACGTCCGTACGGTCAAACACAGGCACATTGGGGAGGATGACTGGGTCCACTTTGTGTACAGGCTCAACACCGATGAACCGGGGCAGATAGCACTACAGCAAATCACAACGGCTGGAAGTGAAACGGAGGTATTAGATCGGGTTGCTCAGTATGTGGCAGACAACCCCGGCAAGACCAAAAGTGGTATCTGTGACGGGCTGAAGAAGAATAGAAATCTGGTTTGGGAAACCATTGATGAGGCAATGGAATTGCAGCTGATTGAGTGCCGTAGCAAGCGGTATTACAAGCGGTAAAAAGTGTATCGAAAAACTGTATCCCCTTAAGTATATTTATAGATACACTTTTGAAATACCCCCCCTTCCTAGAACCTATCCCCCCAGCCCGAAGGGAGGGCTGGTATGGGGAACGAAAGGGCAAACCGTGTACCCGGCGCAAAGGCGCCGGTACAGGTATTGCCAATAAAGAATAGAGGAAAAATAATGTTTGGCACTTTATACCGGTACGGTATATATTGAACTGGCAATAGGGCCAATGACCGGGCGGTAGCCCAAGGAGACGATATGGGATTTTTTGCACAGCACGGGAAGTTCTCGGAAGGTGGCGGCAAGAAGTACAGTGTAGCCGAGCAGGGTATCTACATCTGTGCTTTGATCGATTGTGAAGCGGTACAAGGTAAGAGTTTTGATGACCCTAACGTACTGGAACCCAACTTTAAGTGGGTGTTCGAATCGACCGAGGTTGGTGACGATGATGGCCAGCCTTTCCGCTTCATGGCATACACCAAGACCTACTACGGCAACGAAAAAGCCAAACTGACAATCTTGCTCGATGGCATGGTTGGACGCATGACCAACCAACAATTTGCCGAGCTTGACATCGAAGCGCTCAAAGCCAAGTCATGGCAAGTGGTGGTAGGCACCAGACAGAAAATGAATGGTGAGATGACCAACGTTATTGAGACCGTGAAGCCGGTAAAGGTTGCAGCTACAAAGCCATTACGAAAAGCCGTACCGGTTGATGACATTGTAGATCCGTTTGAAGGCGAGTAAATACGGGTAACTTGTAATCGGGAGGGGCTAGAATCCCTCCCAACTTTGGGAGATAAACAATGACAGTAACAGAAAAGACTTTAGCCGAAGTCATTACAGACTTGGCACAGCAGACCATCAACCGTGGTGAAGCGTTCAATGTGATCGATTGCCCACTGCAGATTCAGATTAGCTCCGACCATTCAGAAATCCACATGACCAAGGGTGACCTGCACCTTATGGTTGCGATGTCGGGTGATGACACCGGCATCTTTGACTGCAACTCTTGGTTTGGTGAATGCATCCAGAATCCTTACTGGGTAAACGACTTGAAGGTAGCTGATGTCATCGCTGACATCTGGGCTGTGTCCTACAACATCGACCGGATGATGCATAAGCAAACCGAAGATGTAGCCGTATGACCGGTCATTACCGGACTACAAAGATTCAGGCCCTCAGCGTCATCGACGACTGGGGGCTAGACTTTGCAGCTGGGAACGTTGTCAAGTACCTACAGCGGGTCCCGCACAAAGGTAGCCCTACCGATGACAGCATCAAGGCGCTCTGGTATATGGCTTATGCCGCTACTAAGGACGTGGCCTTTGCTGATCGTGTAGCCAAGGAAGCCGAGGAGATAAATAATGGCAGGTAGACCAAACGAATCGGTTGTAACGAACCGTGCAAAGCGTGAGCATCTTTTAGACCGTTACGAAACACTCGTAGCTGAAGGCATGAGGTGCCATGAAGCGGCAAGGGCTGTAGGCTTCCAGCACACCACCGTCAATCGGTGGATCAAGGAACGGACTGAAGAACAACTGAAGAGCATTGAAGCCCAGCGGATGAACCTAAGCGGCGGTGGCTTTCCTTCCGCATTAGAACGCTTGCGGGCTGGCATGACGGTACGCCGACACGCTGCCGCTTGGTTCCTTCAGTTGGTTGATGGCAAGATATGCCTGTACCTCATCGATGGCGCTGGTAACCGGCACTACAGCCGGGTAGCGTCATTCGGATCTGCTGATGTCTTGGCGTTCGATTGGGAGATATATAACGGATGACAAAACTTATATGGATAACACCTGAAGCCGAGCAGGTCATCGGATACTGCGCAAGGGTCAGCAACCCTGCAAACCAAGATAACCCAGACGTGTCAGGGCTACTAAAGTACTGCATCAAACACGGCCACTGGTCAATCTTTGAAATGGCTAGTATGTGCGTGGAAATCAAAACCACTCGTGCTATTGCACCTCAGATTCTGCGGCATCGTTCTTTTTCTTTCCAAGAGTTCAGCCAACGGTACGCAGAGGTTCACGACTTCCCCATACTGGGGCAGATGCGGCTTGCTGGTACAACTAACCGGCAAAGCTCACAACCGATGCCAGAACGGAAAGAGTTGGATGCCGAGATGCAGGGAGTCATCTTAGATGCCGAACTGGCTGTATCCCGCAGTTACTGGACATATAACAAACTTATCAAGGCCGGTATCGCTGCGGAGACTGCAAGGATGGTTCTACCGCTTTGCACTCCGACCACGATGTATATGAGCGGTAGCATTCGGTCTTGGATTCACTACGTGCAGCTACGAACGCAGGAAGATACCCAACTAGAGCATAGGGAGATAGCAGACAGCATCAAGGCTTTGATGGCCCAACACCTGCCGATCACAATGGGAGTAATAAAATGAGATTCGGGGAAGTGATACAAGCCTTGATGGCTGGTGGCGGTAACGCCGTATGGCGCGGTGAGTGGGGTGGCTCGGTATTCCTGCGCTACTCGGAACTATGGAACGCCTTTGAAGTCCATACAACCGGGGAAGCCGTACGGCAGATGGACGAGCTGACATTGTCACCCGGTGATTTGTTTGCTACCGACTGGGCAGTAGTTGTACTTGATCCACGAACCGGAGAGGTTGCCAAGTGACCGGTATAGAAGCATTGATAATGAACAAAGCCGGATGGACTATTGCTTGTGAAAAATGGAAGGCTCAAAACGTCACGATAGAAGATGGTTACGATCCGGATAAAGAACATTACGATTTTTGGATTGAAGGTGGAGGATCATTAGCAAACAGTCCGTATCAGGGAAACACTGAATATGATGTTACGTGGTTATTTTTGCAAGACATCCTTACAAAAGAATGGGCATTAGTCAAATGATTCCTTTTGCTATTGGTGCTTTGGTGGGGGCTGGATGCGTGGCGATATGGTCGGAACTCTATACCCGTTGGCTGTATAACGATGTAAAGAAGAGGGCTAAGGCTCAGGGTATGAGTAAGGAAAAACTCCGCGCGGCTATGCTCTGGGCTACCAGCGCGGAAATCAGGAAGAATCTAGATGAGTAGAGTAAAGGAGTACGAAGATGGCAGCACAACCCGGAGCAGGTAGACCAACCAAGTACACACCGGCAACGGTAGAGAAGCTCACAGACGCTCTGCGAGGTGGTAACACCCGCAGGGCTTCCTGTGCTGCCGCTGGTATAAGTCAGGAAACACTGGCTAGATGGTTAGCCGAAAATGTTGATTTTAGGGATGCTATAGAAAAAGCAGAAGGTGAAGCCGAGCTGCGCAACCTTGCAGTCATCCAAGATGCAACCCGCACTACTTGGCAAGCTGCCGCGTGGTGGCTTGAACGCAAGCATAAGCAGGACTGGTCTAGCCGAGTAGAGCAGACCGGGGCAGACGGTAGCCCGGTCAAGGTGATCGTGGAGTATTCGGACAAACCTCTTGCCTGATATTCGGCTGGTCTTACCAAAGCCACACGAAGCCCAACAGGTGATCTTGCGTGAAGCCAAGCGGTTCAATGTTCTTGCTTGCGGACGCAGGTTTGGAAAAACAACGCTTGGTGGGAATCTGCTATCAGATCCGGTTCTCCAGCACGGTTTACCATGTGCTTGGTTTGCACCCACCTACAGGCTCCTTGAAGAGGCTTACAACGACCATAAGAGGATATATGCTCCTGTCATCCGGCGCGCTGTACAAACGCCAGCCCCAAGGATTGAACTGATAACCGGAGCGGCGATTGACTATTGGACGCTTGATGACCCGTCTACGGTAGCGCGCGGCCGAAAGTACAAGCGGGTCATCATTGACGAAGCTGCGATGGCACGGCATCTAGAGCAAGCATGGACCGAAGCCATCCGCCCAACGCTTACCGACTACCGGGGAGATGCTTTCTTCCTGAGCACTCCCAAGGGTAGTAACTATTTCAAGACCCTGCACTCCATGGCTGCCTTAGATCCAGACTGGATGAGTTGGCAGATGCCGACCACCGCTAACCCTTGGATAGATGCAGCTGAGGTAGCCAAGGCTGGTGAATCCTTGCCTAGCATAGCCTTCCGACAAGAGTACTTAGCAGAGTTCGTTGATGCGGCAGGAGCAAGAATCAAGCGGGAGTGGCTACGGTACGGTGATGTCCCTGAAGGTTTGCCGGTGTACCTTGGTGTTGACCTTGCCATCAGTACCAAGGCAGAGGCAGACTATACCGCCGTGGTTGCTTTAGCCCGTGGTGATGACGGGACTATTTATGTATTGGATGTCAACCGTACCCGTGCCGACTTTGCATCCGTGCTCAGGTTCATTGAGATGATGGCCGAGAAGTGGAAGCCCACCATGATTGGCATCGAGCAGGTTCAGTACCAAGCCGCTGTCGTACAAGAACTCATGAGGCGGACTAAGTTACCGATACGGGGCATCAGGCCAGACCGGGACAAAGTGACCCGCTTTGGACCACTGGAAGCCCGGTACGAGCAAGGGCAAGTTGTACACGCTGACGGGTTGCCACCGTACTGGCAGGATGAACTATTGTCGTTCCCAGTTGGCAGGCATGATGACGTTGTAGACGCAATGGCCTACGCTTGGCAGGTAATCGGACAACGCAAGGGCTGGGGTGCCGTCTAAAATATATCTACTTATATACTTGACGTGTATATACCTAAAGTGTATATTGGTGACATCAAGCAGGGAGATATGACAATGGAACTTATTACACGGTTGGTAGAGGCAGGCGGCAAGGAGTGGACGGGCGGAACGAATCACCGGGTTTACTTCAAGCCACAACACATTCTTGGTCTTGAAGTTGAATGCTATAAAACCGGCTCACTGCGTAACGTTACATTGAACGGCGAGCGAATCAGCAACAGTAAAGCTGGACGCATCATCAACGCAAAGTTGTATGTCAATGTAACGACCGGTGAAGTTGTAACAGATCTAGAACCTGAGTACGCAAAGATGGCACGCATCGCAATATCAACAATCTAAACCTATAAACCACCACAGGCCCCCGCTAGGGGGCTTTTTTGTTTCTGTGGGATACTAGGGCATGGGTATATTTGATCGATTCCTCGGACGCAAAGCCGCAGCCAACCCGACACAAGCACTCCCGCTGCCACTCAGCCAGTCGCGGGACATCTACCTAACCGGTTACGGCTCTGGTCAGCTGCAGACATTGCTACGTCGTGCGTTACCCGGCTCAACAAAAGACTGGTCACGCATAGCCGGTGACCTTGGCTTGAACGGCATCGTGGCATCTGCCATTGATTGGTACGTTAGGAACTACCCACAAGCAACACCAAGGCTATACCGACCGGTAGACAGCCAGCAAGCGGAACCGGTAGAAGACCACCCAATTATTCAGCTGATGGCTCAACCAGACCCAATGATTATGGGGTCCCTATTTTGGAGTTGGGTCATTCAGGATTACAAACTCTTTGGTAACACGTACCTGAGAAAGATTCGATCAAGCACTCGTGGCACAGTGACTGCCCTGCAGTTCTTACCGCAGGACATGGTTAGGCCGGTAGGTAATGGCACGAACCCTTTAACTCACTACATCTACACTACTGATGGCCGTTCGTTTGATATCCCTGTGTCTGACATCATCCACATAAGATACAACCGTGACCCGCAAGATATCCGCTTGGGTAGGTCTCCTGTCATGGCTGTACTGCGTGAGATTGCTACCGACAATACTGCATCAACTACCGCATACGGTTTGCTTGCTAACGGGGCTATGCCGTCCTTGATTGTTGGTCCTGATGCCAAAGACCAGACAGTAGACATCAGCATCGATGATGCTCGGCAGGTGAAAAGACAGCTGCACGAAGACCTTACCGGGGACGGTTCAGGTGGCATCGTGGTTATGACTGGTGCCTACAAACTTGATCGTGTATCCCTTACGCCTTCCGAGCTTGCACTAGACTCTGTGAGGCGTGTACCGGAAGAGCGTATCTGTTCAGTCCTTGGTATCAACCCCATGGTCTTAGGCCTTGGAAGCGGGTTAGAGCGCTCTACTTACAGTAATTATGAATCCGCCCAACAAGCGGCTTGGGAAGATGGCATGGTGCCTTTGCTCCGTACTTTGGCGGATGCGATTACTGCAGACCTGTTGCCAGAGTATCCAGAAACCCAAGAGGGTGACTTTGTACAGTACGACTTAGAAAGCGTACGGGCATTGGCTGATGACCTTGCTGCTGAAGCAGAGCGTGCAGAGCGGTTGTACAAGGCTGGCATCATTGATCGTGCTGAAGCCAAGCGCATAGCAGGCCTTGAAGCCGTGCCGGAAGATACCGGGGTATTGCATCCATCCGCCATCAGCGTTCAGGCTGGCACCGGTGCATCGCTTGCAGAGACAACCAACGCGGCTGGTATCTTGATTCGGTCTGGCTACGATCCGGGTAGCGTTACTAACTTCTTGAACCTTCCAGTGCAGCACACCGGTGCCGCACCGGTTACCTTGCGTGATGAAGCCAAAGCGTATGAGATGAAGTTTGTCCCGAACGCTGGCATGGTCGAAGCCGCACAAAGGGCGCTTGACTGGAAAGCAGAAGGCTTTGATGGCGGCACACGCGTAGGCCTTGCAAGGGCTAACCAAATCGTAAACGGTGAGAAACTTTCCGAAGACACGATACTCCGGATGTACTCTTTCTTCAGCCGTCATGAAGTGGATAAGAAGGCCGAAGGCTTCAACAGTGGTGAAGAGGGTTTCCCTTCACCCGGTAGGGTTGCTTGGGACCTATGGGGCGGCGATGCAGGGTTCAGTTGGTCAACGTCAAAACGTAACGCTATGCAACCTGACGGCAAGAGCCTTGATGGTGACCACGTATGCACTCCGGGGGTAGTGTATAAGTCTCACCCTTTTTACGGGTATTCGCTGGAGGAAATCTCAAGCGAGTAGACAACGGGACAGCACGGATATATGCCGCTGGGCAGAAGTTTAGAAACGATCTTTTGGAGCGTGAAGGCGTAGCCATTAGCCGGATGCAAAGGGCATACAAGGCCGCAACCAAGGCCAGTATAGATGAGCTGGAAGCGTTGGAGGGTAGGATAGCCGAGCGTGAAGCCAACGGGGAACCGCCAAGCGAAACCATACTCTGGATGCGTCAGCGGATCATAGACAACATAGAGGAACTTGGAAAGAACCTCAAAAAGTTTTCAATCGAGGGGGCAACCATTACAGCAGATGGACAACTCGAAGCAGCAATCCTTGCGAATGAGGCAAGCGTCGGCATGGTTGAAGCGGCGGCAGGTCGTAAACCGGCGGGTGTTAGTCTCGGAAGTTCATGGACAAACCTGCCAGATGAGCAGCTCCAAGCCTTTGTCGGCATGGCGGGTGATGGAAGCCCTTTGGGTGAGTTATTTGCGACCATACCGCAGGTGACCACTGATGCCATGCAGATGGCACTTGTACAGGGTATTTCCCTTGGTGAAGGTCCACGAACCGTAGCACGTCGGGTACGTAGAGCTGCAGACATTGGACGCTACCGAGCCGAGACGATAGCACGTACTGAAATGATCCGCAGCGCCCGTGAAGCCCAACGGCAACTCTACACCCAGAACACAGCGGTTACAGGATACCGAAGGCAAGCAACACAGGACAGCCGGGTTTGTCTTGCGTGTTTGGCTCTATCTGGTACCCTGCAAGCCACAGATACCATAATGCCTTCACATCCGAACTGCCGGTGCGTGATGATACCGGAGACCCTCAGTTGGGCAGAGATTACCGGCGATTCATCAATCCCGGATACCCGGCCAGAGGTAGCCACGCCTGAAAGTATTCTTGCTGGCTTAACTAGAGAAGATAAGTTTGCAATCATGGGGCGTAAAAGATACGAAATGTATCTTAACGGTATGAAACTAAATGAAATGGTTGAAGTTGTGCCAAACCGTGATTGGGGGCCAACGACACGCGTGAAACCATTACGTGATTTTGGAATTCCAACTAAACCATTTGTCCCTAAGCCAAAGCCACCAGTAACACCTAAGCCTAAACCTATTGCACCTCCGGCACAACCTAAGCCTGTTGTACAAGTAGCACAACCTAAACCAGTAGTAAAACCACAACCTGTTGTGCAACCAAAGCCAATAGAGCCGCCTAAGCCGATTGAACAACCTAAGCCTATACCAGTAAAACCAGAACCAGTAGTACCAAAACCTGTGGTTGAAAAACCTAAACCACAACCTAAGCCAACGGAAATAAAACCTGAGATTGTAAAGCCAACGCAACAAGTTCAAGTCGTTGAAGTAGTGCAACCTGTCAGCAGAACAGCTGAACAATTGCGTGACAAATTGCGCGAGATAGATGGAACATCAAAACGAACTATTGATGACCTGAGAGCGCAAATTAAAGTCTTGAATGATCAATATGCATCATTACAAGTTATTCCAGAAGCTACACCGGGTGAATTTGATTTAGATGCATTCTTAGGTATAGGAGCGTATGCACCAAAACCAGAATCTATAGGATTGAGTAAACAAATTGACGAACTCACAGAACAAATAAATAAACAGAAACAACTTAGAGTTCGGTCAATGCATGAAGCATTGAGGTCTGAAAAACCTATAGAAATTGAATATGTTTCGCCTAATCAATCTATATACAAAACACAAGTCAATAGATCTAATACACGAACACATGAAACTGCAAGTGCAAGTGAAACAGATCACAAGGCGTGGATTCGTGACTTAGAAACAGTGTCTTCGTGGATTGACGAAAGACCATTAAAACCTGTTCTACCTGTGTCATCAGGTGTTAAACCAAATCAATTATTTATTGTTGAAGGTAAAGCCAGAAAAGGAGTTGGTGGATGGTTCTCACGAGAACATAATGTAATTGCCATAAGTAAGGCTACATTTTCAGATGACAACGTTGCTGTTATGGGACATGAATTTATCCATTATTTGGATTTTAATAGTTCAACATTACGGCAAGCTACAACCAAGTTCTATAACTACAGAACACGACTTGACAGAATTGAACTACACCCACAAGGATATGTCAAAGTTGATAACTGGGGCAGGGATTATGCTGGTCTAGTAATGTCAGATCTATCGTTTACGGGAGCTGAAGTCCCCTCCGTAGGCATTGAATTCCTACTTCAAGACCCTCTGGCATTTGCTGAACGTGACTTTGAATACTTCAAATTTATGGTGGATAACGTACTATGTTCATCGCAACAATAACCGTAAGTGGGCAAGAGTCTAATTTGATTTATGACAATCAAAGACTATTTTTTGATGGATACTTAGAACCATTGAATGAAATAGCAAACACCAAAAAACTTATGAAGGATCTAGGTATTATGGTTAGCGTTTTGCCAGCCCAAGTAGATATCGTTGAGGCTTTATCCAAATATAAAAATGTACGTGTTGAATACGTCAACATAATCCCAGAGTTTGAAAATCAATCAGAAGTCCTAATTTAGGTATGTGGGATACTTACACCATGGACGTGCTTACAAGTAGTGTAGACGGAATCAAGAGCGACCGGCTCGGTTACGTGAAGGGTTATCTGGTGCGCTTTGGCGATACCCAGAGTGCTGACCTTGAAGGTGATTATTTCACCAAGTCAACCGACTACGGCTTTCCAATGTCCGAAGGTAAGCGGGTTCCTCTCAATGTGTACTACCACCACGGTATGGATACAAGTGTAGGCAAGAAGTCTATCGGTACCGGTTACATCAAGATGGACAATACCGGGCTTTGGTACGAGGCTCAGTTGGATCTAGCCGATGAGTACGGGTCCATGATTGCAAAGTTATGCAAACAAGGCAAGATGGGCTTTTCATCTGGTGCAGCTGCACACTTGGTAGAACGGAAAAGCATGGGTGATGTTTCTGAAATCACCCGGTGGCCTATCGCTGAGGCAAGCATCACACCGACACCAGCCGAGTATCGTAACAGCGTCAAAAGCCTAAAGGAGTATTACGGCATGGAGCCTATGATGGGTATGGAAGACGAAGAGATGGTCATGGCTCCAATGCCTGAACAGTCACCGGAAGAATACGCCATGTCGGTCTTTGATGAGTCTGAAGGTGACCTTATCCATGAGGGGCTTGAAGCCTACTACGATGCGCTCTGCGGGGCTATCGAAGCGGTATCAGATCAGACCATGGCGGATGCCGTGATTGATGAATTTGCTCGACGTGCCAAAGGGCTATATGCCATGCACGGCATGAAGAGCGTACAACCCGCATCCCTGCGGGGTGTAGAACGTCGGCTGCGGGATGCAGTCGGTCTTAGCCGGTCAAGTGCCAAGCGCTTGGCTCCAGTAGTCTGGGAATCTCTGCGGGATGCAGACCAGCCTGATGAGCAGCCGTCCATCGTAGTCGAGGCGAAAGCCCATGATATTGATGAGCGAGCCGACATACTGGCACGCTTGGAGTTGTTACAACAACTATGAACCTTACACAGTTACAGAATCAAAAAGAATCTGTGCTTGCTACCGCCCGTGAACTCGCTTCCGGTAACGGTGACCTTGCACAGGTCAAGAGCCTGATGGCAGAAGCCAAGGGCATCGAAGAGCGTATTGAGACCATCAAGGCACTCGGACAAGGTCACCCTGTCGCTACTGAAGCACCAGCAGAACAGCCATGGAAGTCCGGCGGTATTGGACGCAATCCATTCGTTGGTACCCGTGACGAAGCGAACTATAAAGCATACGCATGGGGTCAATGGGGACGCTCTATCATGGGCAACCGCAAGGCATCCGACTGGGTAAAAGCCAACCTTAAGGCACAGAGCGAAGGCACGACAACCGCTGGTGGCTATGTTGTTCCAGATCCACTTAGCTCCGACCTCATCTACCTGCGTGAGCAGTTCGGTGTTGCTCGGCAGAACTGCCGCATCTACCCGATGAGCAGCGATGTTCTGAACGTACCTAACGCCACGGCATCGACCACTGTGTACTATCCGGGAGAGAATACCGCTATCACGGCATCCGACCTTACATTTGCACAGGTCAACCTTGTCGCTAAGAAGCCATCGGTTCTTACTCAGGTTTCTAAGGAACTGGCAGAAGACTCGATTATTGACTTTGGTGCAACGCTTGCCCGTGATATGGCATACGTCCTTGCTAAGGAAGAAGACCGCGTTGTTTTCAACAATGCAGTAGACTCCACGAGCGGCCTCGATGGCATCCTGTATGCTGTCTACAACCTCAACGCAACCAAGGCTAACATCGCATCCCTGCAGGTCTTCACAACCGGGCAAACAATCACCTACAGCCCGACACTTGCGAACCTTAAGGGCATGGTCGCAAAGCTTCCGACCTATGCTGCACAGGCTAAGTGGTTCATGCACAGGGAGATTTGGTACAACGCCATCGCTCCTTTGCTTGATGCACTCGGTGGGAACTCCATCATGGACATCCAGAATGCCTATGGTCCTACGCCTATGCTTTACGGGTATCCAGTCGTTTTCGTGCAGAACATGGCTAAAACCTTGGCAGCCACCACACCTTACATCTTGCTTGGTGACCTGAGCATGGGTACAGCGTTTGGTGACCGCCGTACTGTTACGATTGAGGTTTCGGATCAGTATTACTTCAACCAAGATGCGCTCGCGTTCAAAGCCACAGAGCGGTTCGCATTCTCGGCTTTCGACATCGGCAACGTGAACGCTACGGCATCCAGCCGTGTACCGGGAAGCCTTATCGTTGGAGCATCCGCAGCTACATAAGCCTAGCGGTTCGTATCTCAAGCCCTTGGCAGACGTGCCGGGGGCTTTTCCTTTGTGTGGGATACTGAAACCATGATGACCAGAGCCGAGGCAATCGCACAAGTAAGTTTATTTGTGTCCGCTCAAAGTTACCCGCAGATGTCCACTACGGACATTGGCTCAATCCTTGATTCGTTCTCACGATTCACCACGTGGGCAGCTGCAACCACTTACGCAGTAGGTGACCGTGTAGTCCCTACAACGCCCAACGGCAGGGTCTATGAGTGCCGCGTAGCCGGTACGTCGGGTGCTAATCAGCCAACCTTTCCTGTGTATGCACCGTATCAAGTCAAAGGCTTTACCTTGGAAGATGGCACGGGAGACCCAACCTTGATGTGGGTAGACCAAGGTCCAATCAATACCGAGCGGTACGATGTTCGCACCGCAACACGCCAAGCATGGCTGATCAAAGCATCAAGGGTAGCCGCAGACATCGATTCTAAAGAAGGTACAAGCGACGTAAAACTTTCTCAGTTGATGCAGAACTGCCTAACCATGGCAGACAAGTTTAGACCGGTGGTGTTCGCGTGAGCCCTATCCTACGCGCAACTATAAGCGCTGGCATGGTACGTAACCTGTGCCAAGACCGAGTAGAAATACACCGCTTCACACTCACCGAAGACGGGCGTGGCGGTGCTACTGAGACATGGCGCAAGGTTGCCGAGTACAACGGCAGGTTGACCAACCAGAGCGACACAGAGAGCATTGTAGGCGGTGGCATACAGTCATCTGCACAGTGGACGCTGATTGTCGCTGTTAGTGCTGATGTCATGCCGCAGGACAGGGTGTACCGGGTAGGCGATGAAGCCAAGTACTACGATGTAGTCGGTAGTGACTTTGGACAGACTGAATTATTAGTACAGCACGTAGGGCTGGTGGAGCGTACATCATGACAGCATCGGAATGGACTACGATAGGCATCAGCGTTTCGGGTGCTGTTATCTCGTTACTAGTATATATAATTCAGTTCCTCCACCGCATGGATAAGCGTGGAGCCGTAGACACGGCCACAATCAAAGACCACGGGCATCGTATCGGTAGGTTGGAAGGTGCAACCAGCGAACTGAAAACGCAGGTTACAAAGTTGGAGGCGAAGCAATGAACAGCATTTCAATCAAGC